AATTAACAGAAATAAGTCTGAACGCCAGATATCTGGTCTGTGACATTAACAGAAATAAACATGAACAACAGATATCTGGTCCTTGGAATTAACAGAAATAAGTCTGAACAACAGATATCTGGTCGTTGGAATTAACAGAAATAAACATGAACGTCAGATATTACACATGAGACACGTAAAGTGTTTCATGTTTGATTTTGGGAGGGTTTATTGGGAAAGATCGATGACGTGATCAAAGGAGCCTTCGTTTATATCATGACACACGAGAATTACTGTTTTATTTGGACTCAGATATTTACGGATGATTTTCAGACATGTTTCTTTAAGATTGGCATCGAGAGAGGCCAGACACTCATCAAGAAGAAGGAAGGGACAGTTACTTAATCGTGATAGGGCGAGAGTCAGGGCTAGAGAGATACGGTCAGCCTCACCTCCACTTAATTGGAAGAGATTGTCATATTCTCCTCCCTTATATTGGATAGAGATATTGACGGTGGGTTTGATTCGGGATTTGGTCTTGAGAGTCTTGAATAGGTTCAAGGAGATGGTAATGGGATCATCAAAGAGATAGGAAGCGACGTCAGCCAGAAAGAGGTTGATACTGTCAACAACTGACGAGAGTGTTTCACACTCTACTTCAATGGCGAGATTTTTCAGTGTCGAAAGAAGACTCAGTTCCTTTTGGAGGGAGAGAAGTTCATCGCGATCTTTTTCGAGTTGGGTCTGGGTACTGATAAAGGTGTCGATCTGTTTACACAGCTGCAGTCTCTGGGAAATTTCGGTGAGACGTTTCTGAACCTCTTTCAGACGATCTGGAATGCTATGGTCCAGATTTAACTGGCAGAGTTTATTTTGTGTTTCTTCAAGTTGGTGTTGTAAGGTTTTTCGTTTGGCGATGAGTTGATGTTTCTGAGACAGTTCGAATTTGGCCTGAGTAATCATTGAATCGAGAGCCATCGGGGAGACGGTTTCTGAAGAGGTGAGAATATGTGAGAGAGATTGTTTTGAGAGCTCATTCTGCAATTGTTGGAGATCGGAAAGGAGTTGTTGTTTCTTTTTCTCGAGATCGCGACGGGTTTGTTGATTTTTCAGTATTTGTTGTTGATGGTGATACTTTTTGCGAAGAATATCGGGATGAGGTGGGACGACATCGAGAACTCGAACGCGAGACAGATCGGTGATTCGACGAGAGAAAGTGCTTTGTTCCGAGGCGGAAAGAAGTCGTCCTTCCTTTGGACAATGCGGACAGAGACTTTTCAGAGATTGGAGCTGATCCGACAGAGTCTTGATTGTTTGAGCTCTCTGACGTCCCCGAAGAGTCTCCTCAAGAGATAACTTTGCTCGATGAATTTCTTCGGGAGAGGCGGGTTCACATTCTCCTGGGACCAGATTATTATTTATAAATCGAACGGGTTTGGAACAGGAAGGACAGCGGAGGATGTTAAGAGAGGACTGGAGTCGATGGTAGAGTTGTTGGGCCTGGGTGACATCTTCATCTGTGGCCAGATTTCCCTCCTGAAGGAGATGTTGGAGTTGACTTTCCAATTGTTGGATCTTGGAATAGGTTTGAAGTCGGGGTTGGAGATCAAGGAGTTCTTGATGACGGGCAATATCCTCCTGAATAGCCTCTTTATTATAGGGACACTTATACTGTTGACAGAGTTTGACTCCCTCATCATACTGATGATAAAGAAGTGTTGCCTGACTGATGTCTTGTTCTGTGACGAGTTTTTCATTGGGGGGAAGTTCAGATGTTTCAGGGAGAGAGGCGAGAGAGCGTTCAACGGTTTCGAGGTCTCGCTGGAGAGTTTGATATCGGAGACGGTAGGGGAGAGATAGTTTCGTCTGATGAAGTTGGTCGATTTTTTGTTCCAGATGAGTCAGATGTTCCGGAGAGACAGGAGGGAGAGAGGCCAACTGGTTGGACAAAGATTTGGAGGTTTCGACAAGAGAGGTGTAGAAACCGATTGCCTGTTGATAGGAAAGGTGAGCCTGGGAGAGAGTTGAATGTTCGGTATTTAGAAGAGCGAGATTCTTTTCAAGAGATTCGCGTTCCTCTCCTTGACAATAGAGAGACATGTCAAGATTGGCCGAGGAGACCTCTTGATTAAAGCGATTCGATTGAGAGAGAAAGATTGCTTGTTTGGTGTTAAATTCAGATGAGGTCGAGGAGATGGCGGTGTCGATTTTATCAAGAATTTCATCGGGTTCATCAGTGTTAAAGGAGATCTGATTAAGAAGGTCGAGTTTTTGGACGTTGGGGGCGGTAATGAGAAGTGCGCGAGATCCTTGAGGGAGATAGGTGGAGGCGAGAAAGACGTCACGAGATCCGAACATCTGATGAATGAGATTTTGGGCGACTTCATCTTCATAGATGGAAACGGGGTCGGAGTTCGAGAGGGAGGAGAAGCATCGGATCTGAAGAAGATGAGGGTTCTTTTGACGGTAGATGGTGATTTTTTCCCAGACGTTGTGATTATCGAGAGAGATCCGATAAAGTTCAAGCGTGACGGAGCATCGTTTTTGACCGGAGTGAGATGAGACATATTTAAGACTGCGATAGAGACACCAGAAGATGGCACTGAAGAGGGTTGACTTGCCACATCCGGAGGGACCTTTAAGAAGAGTGATGAGACCGTCTGGGAATTCAAACACATGATCGGGATAACAGCGAAAGCCTTTCAGAATAAGTTTCATTTTGGCAGAGGAAGACGGAAAAGGTATAAGGAGTCAAAAATGACTTTCGGGAACGAAAGAAGAAAATGATGAAAATTTGATTTCGAAATATGAAGAAAGGGACAATGTAAACCTGAAAATCTAAACTTTCAACCTATCCAAACTTGTCGAAATTCATGGAGAGGATTAATGAGTCGGTCAACAAGTCGGTTTACGTCATCTATTCGCGATGGATTCTTAACGATATTCGGGAACTCCTTTCCTCCTATACGGAACCTTCTCGGATTGGTCTTATGCATGTAGACCGGGACCGTGATGGTCGTGAGACAAATCGTACTCTCTGTCTTCTTGATGAGAGTGTGTTTGAGGCTCTGGTCAAAGATGGATATGATAAGAATCCGGAGTTTTCGATTCGGAAGTACGTTTTACGTCCGAATTCGTATCCACCGAGGGGGAGATCGTACAGTTTCTTTATTCCTCTGCCTCGGACGTTTTCGTTAAGTGAGGAGGAAGTAAGAAGACAGATCGAGGAGAAGATGCAGCAACTGGTTAAGTTTTCGATTTTGGCGGATGGAGATTACATGATTAAAGTTCTTCAATCCGGAGAGAAGACATCTTCTGGGGGGTCAGGACGGCGGTTCTGTTTCATTTCTTTCAAGAAGGAGGTGACTCATGATGCGATTGCGCTTGCAAAGGTGGCGATTGATAATACATGGTGGTTCTTGGAGACAGATCCTAACAATCGTCAAAGGGAACTGTTTAAGTGTTACTGGTCGAGGAAGAGGAAGATAGTTCGAGATTCGGATGGGGTGAATCCTCCAATTTCGAGGTCTTCAAAGAATTATCGATACCGGAACAAGATCAGATCCGAGAGCGCTCAAACTCTTCCCTTGGAGGAGAGACCGTCCCAACACTTCATGAGAGAAGGAGAATGGAATAGTTCTGACACAAAATAAGAGATCTTCGAAATTATTATGATAATAATAGGATAAAAGATATCCTATTATTAAAAGAAATTTTCCATTCCTAGGAAAACGGATCGCAGAAACAAATGTCGTCAAATATATTATATGTAAGTCCGACTGGAAATGACCAAAACGCAGAACGCGGAAATCCGTTCCGTCCATTTACGTTACAGGGGGCTATGTCTGCTGCCAGGGAATCGAGTTCAAATGGAATCTGGATTCTTCTCTTATCCGATGGAAAGTATGATCAAGACACGTGTCCATCGGTATTTTCTTCCTCTCATTTAATTCTTATTGGAACCGGACCTCGAAAAGTCATTCTTAACTTTAGAAATTGGAAAAACACGGGACAAAATGTTATTCTTGAAAATCTAACATTAGTCTCATGTAGTCCCGGTCCTCTCTTTTCCTTAACAGATGGACGACTCACTCTCACAAATGTTGAACTCCAGATAACTGGTTCAACAATCTTTAAACTTGATAACTCCTTCGTTCTAATTAATAATAGTAATCTTCTGATTACCGCTGAAAGTGTGACCGGTCCTATTCTTGACGCCTCTCATGGTGGCATGTTTTTGGCAAATTCAAATGTCATTGTCCGATTTAATGCCCCTCTTGGCCGTAATATTTCCATTTGTGGTCTTCAACCAGATACTGGCTTCTTTAATATTAATAATATCACTCTTGCCATTTCACTTGCTGGCGGCTCTTTTACCATCGTCCCTTTCTATAACATCTCGAGTGTGACCATGTCCAATATCGCTATTTCTGGAACCGGTCCAGAATCTGTCATTCTTGTCGGAACTGACATTTTACCCAAATCGGAAACAAATCCACCTCTCTATGCCACCAACCTTTCCGTCACACCCTCTCGACTGGCAAATGTTTACTCATATTATAATCTTCATAACTATCCCCTTGTCTTCCAAAATGTCGTCTGGAATTCCCTTTCCTTTACCCCTGGACCCTATGTCCCCCAACAACTTCAACCCACCAATCTTCCCGTCCATCGTCCAAATCTTCCCCCTCCTATCACTCCCTCCCCTCAACCAACTTCAGCACCTCCTCCCAGTCCGGGACAAACCCAGATCCCAGGTCAACCAAGTATGCCCAGTCAAGCTGAGAGTCCGGGAATGTCGTGTCACTATCGTTTGATTTGTCCCCAGGGTATGACTGGTCAACCTGGAATAGTCGGTCAAGCAATTATGACAGGTCAAACTGGGATAATGAGTCAACCGATTCCAACAGGTCAACCGATTCCAACAGGTCAATCGATTCCAACAGGTCAACCGATTCCAACAGGTCAATCGATTCCAACAGGTCAATCGGTTATGATGGGTTCACCAATTCCAACAGGTCAACCGATTCCAACAGGTCAACCGATTCCAACAGGTCAACCGATTCCAACAGGACAATCGGTTATGATGGGTTCCCCGATTCCAACAGGACAACCGATTCCAACAGGACAATCGGTTATGATGGGTTCCCCGATTCCAACAGGACAACCGATTCCGACAGGACAACCGATTCCGACAGGACAACCGATTCCAACAGGACAATCGGTTATGATGGGTTCCCCGATTCCAACAGGACAACCGATTCCGACAGGTCAAGCGATTCCGACAGGTCGACCGATTCCGACAGGTCGACCGATTCCGACAGGTCAATCGGTTATGATGGGTTTCCCGATTCCGATAGGGCAACCGATTCCAACAGGTCAACCGATTCCAACAGGTCAACCGATTCCGATAGGGCAACCGATGACAGGTCGACCGGTTATGATGGATTCATTGAGAATAATGGGTCAATCGAGAATGACAGGTCAGCCGGTTATAACAGGACAGACTGGGATGATGGGTGAGTATGAACCGATAATTGAGACGGATTCGCCCTATTATTAATGAGAGGAAGAGATGGGACATATATCAATCAAATGGGATCGATGTTAAAAATAAAAGTTTGGTAAGACAAAAGATAAAAATCTTAACAGATAAAATCTAACACAGATAAAATATAAATGTCGGCTATAACTTTAAACGTGACACCAACGGCGAGAGACATCAAGAGTGAAGGAACCGATATTGGTACGTCGATGTCATTTTCCAATGCAATTCGATATATTCAAAATAATAAGTCGAAGCAGGTGAATATTATTCGACTGGGAGATGGTGACTACTTTCTGAATGAGATCGTATTGCCTCGAAACACTTATCTTATTGGAACGGGACGAAGTCGGGTTCGACTTCATACCTCGAATATTACGTTTACCGGAGGGAGGAGTGGTCTTCGTCGTTTGACCTGGATGACTGAAAAGACAAGTAAGAATCCCATAAGTGTCAGTAAGGATGGGACGGTTACTCTTCGACGAATTACGATTAACACTCAGGTGCCACATCTTGTTTTTCCATCTGGGAACTTTGTTCTTGATTCCGTGAGACTTAATGTGACGTCAGATGGAAGTCGGTCAAGTGTTATCAACTTTGCCACGAATGGTATCGTAAATGTTTCGAATAGTGTTTTTTCCATTCAAGTTACCCGGGCTATTAACAAGTATCTCGCGATTCTCGCCAACTATGGTAAGGGTTCGACGTCTATCATAAATAGTCAGATTTCTCTCTTCCTGGTCGGAGGAAGTGGACCCTTTGTCATCTTTGATGGAATTAATAATGTCCGAAATATCTCTCTTAAACTGACGGGCTCCGGTTCTGAAACTGTTCTTCTCGTTGGTAGTGGTCCAACCACAATTCGTCCTCATAAGATGTCCGTTTCTGAGGTTAAGATTCAGTCTTCCAATATTCTCGACATTTATACAACACCTGATGGAACCGATCAAGTCTCCGTTAATTCTGTTATGGGAGTTCCTCTTCGAAAATATCCTCATCGTATCAATGAGGGAACTCCGGGAGGTATGATGGAAGTTTTAAATGAAGGAGTGACGGGTCCACGGGGAGAAGATCAAGGAATGGTATCTAACTTGTTGGTAACTGGAGTTACAGGTATTCAACAATCTCCCATTGTCAAACGAATTGGAGAGTTTGTCAGTCAGCTGTTTGGGACAGGTAATCCAACATCTAACCGCAACTTTGTCAAGAGTGTTGGAAACGGTCTTAATTTCGAACAGAAGGACTCTCTCAATTCGATGGAAGGAATGTCGAATTTCCTTCCTCTCCAACAGACCGGAGTAACGGGAGTTAATGGAATGTCGCCATTTCTTCCTCGCCAACAGATCGGAGTAACGGGAGTTAATGGAAATGGAAAGGTTAAGGTGATGGGTAAAGGTCCCAATGGTATTTTCTATGTGGTTAGAGATCAAGATAAGGTTTTGATTTGTAATGCTATCCAGGGATCGATCGATATTATTCTACCTCGAGACTTGGAAAATGGGAAGACCTTATATTTCGAACGAGAGGACCAAAGTAATAACCGTGTTTCCATACAGGCGGAACATGGTCACATTGATGGTCATGAGAGGGCCTTCTTACATGGCTGTTCGTGTCATCAGAAACTTCGTTTGAAGAAACATGGTACCGACTGGAACATTGAATAAAGATCTCGAAAGACCCATTTTCTTCCGAGAGGTTAAATCAAGTCAGAAATGAAAAGGTAATAAGAAAGTTTCCGTCTCTTAAAAGACGAAAGATCATGTTTGCATATACAAAACATCCAGACATTTCAGGTATTCTCGGATATATCGTTAACGTTCACGATCCGGTTAACTATGATATCGATCTCTTTCTTCCTCCTCAACTAAGGAAGGAATATTCTCGAGTCATCACAAACACCTATACGTATCAAGATGAAGGTGATACGATTCGAACTGGAATTACCTATCGATGTCGATTGAAAGGAATTGGAGTTGTGACATCGAAACAGAGAAAGATGAAGACGTGTCCTTCCAAGACCCCGAATCTCGAAAAAGATGGAAATCTTTTCAAGAGTCTTTCGAGACATCCAGGAAAAAAGAAGGACCCAGTTAATTTCATTATAAGAGAGGCCCATATTGAAATCATCCGACAGTTTGATCGTCAAAATGGATGGGTGATATGTACGATCTCTGATGTTGACATTTATCGACGTCTTCTGGTCACCTTATATGATCCAATTACAAAAAAAGATCTGAGTGAAATCCTCTTATCCGAGGAGTATAAAGATTACTTCCGTCCATATAATCATCTGAAACAACTCGATCGAACAGAATCCGGCAGAGAAATCGGAGACGAGAAAAGTCGAGACGGAATAAATTCATACAGAACGGATGTTAAAACAAAAACGAGATCGGAAAGAAAAATTATAAAGACAGAAAAAGAAAGAGAAAAATGAGAAAGGTGACCGAAAGTAAGCCAGTGTTTTGCGTTATCTCGGCGAAAACATGTGGACACTGTGTGGCTTTTCGAAAGAACTGGCCCGAAATACGTCAGGCAATTGAAAATACAGGTCTTGTTCGAATTGTTGATGTTGAACTTGAGACACCTCTTGATATCCCTGATCCAACAAAATATCCTGACGATCTTGTCCGATTTAGCAGTCGCTGGGTTCCCATGTTCATTCTCTTTACGGGGTCGTCATGGGACGCAACGGATCCTCTTCTTGGAAATGCGACAAATGGAGGTCGACTTGAAGGCGTCGTATTTAACTCAAAGATAAAGGATGGTCAACTTTTTCATGAATTTCGTCAGGTCCCTTCCAAAGACAATCTTCTTCGATGGATCAAAGACGAACTTCAAGGAGATCTTTTTAAGAGAGATCGAGAACCCGTCATGCCCCTCTTGTCATCGGGAGTACCTGATTCATCTCGATCTCTACCTTTTCTCTCTTCTCCGGCGATTCCACCTCCGGCAGCCCCTGACATCTACCCGAGTCCAGGAACACCGTCTGTATGTTCAACGAAATATCGTCCGAAGAACACATATCGCCGCTCCCGGATTAAATTTTGATTCTGGCAGAGCGACTTATTTGTCCAAGGGAAAGGACAAATGAGTCAAGGGGAAACATTGACAGAGTTATATCAACGTCTTCAAACAAAGGCCATTCAGACCAAAAATGAGACGATTGACTGGCAAAAGATCGGAATGACGATTACAAACTTGCCAGAGGAACACAGCGAAATCATATATGGACTCATTTTACATCACTTCTATTTAGAAAAAGGGAAGATACAACGAATACCGGCGATACCATATTTTGGAAAAGTCTTTGATTCAGGAAAGGAGGGAGGATCGAGAAAGGGTGTAATGTATACCGTATCACATTTACCGTCAATCTTACAGCGAATTATATTTCAGTATGTTTGTGAAGTTGTTGCTTTTTAAAAAGGAAGATAGATCTCGATTCAGCTTTAAATACAGGGTTTCTCTGTATTTAAAGAAATCTCGGAAAAAATTCAAAGCATCGAAAAAGGTTATGGGAGAAGAGGGAGAACGTTAAAAAATGACGATTTGGGAACAAATTGGGAAACTTGAAAGGTCTCAGAGAAGAAAGAGAAAGAAAAAGGAAATGGAAAAAGAAATGAGAAGAAAGTCTGAAAAAAAGAAAATTTGTGATAAAAATATGAAATTGGCTCCGAGAGAAACTCAGATTAAATTGCGAAATTGAAAAGTTTTTGATAAGTTTTGGAAGAGGCTTAAACACATCACAAACCCTATTCAAAACATGGCTACCGCAAAAATCGTAACAAAAGGTCCCCGTTGGACACCTGAGATGGCTGAGAAAGCTCTTCATGAATGCAAATACATCAAGGCTGGAGATAAGACCGGTCCTCGTGTCATTACGGGAGCAAGGAGGATGTGGGAGAAACCAGGACACGAAGATGATGTTTATTTACCTATCGAGCGTTTGACGGGTTCTCGGGAAGAGGTCGCGTCCATTCTTCGAGCGGCAGGTAAATCCGAGTCAGAAATTGCTCATGCTCTCGCTAATGCGTATACCAAAGAAAGTGTCTTAGGTCCCAATGCGACAAAACGAGAGGCCTTTGAAAGAGAGGAACAGGCATGTCGTCAATACCGTCAGGGACTCGCAAAGAAATCAGAGAAGCCTTTTAAGACCATTTCCGAAATGGCGGAACTTATCAAGGGAATTTCTGGGTCAAACACGAGTTCAAAGAAGGCTCCCAATAACAAAAAGAAGAGTACCAATGCAACGACAACAACGACAACAAACAAAGGTCCTCGGACATCTTTAAGCTCGAAAATTAAGAATCTGGCAGCGGGAAAAGTCATCGACGTTTCCAAAATGAATGAGGATGGAACTGGAGCAAAGACCGCAAACCAGCCCAAGCCTTCTTCAAAGAAGATCGGAGTGGAGGGACTTCCTCTTGTGAGTTCAAATCCAGAGACGTATGCTCGAGCCATTTCGATTCTTATATCCGAAGGTGACCCGGATCTGAAGGTAACAGAAGAGTACATTACCAAATATAATGAGATGATAAAGGATCTTCCTTCAACGGAATCGGAAAAATCGAAGCCAGTTGAAGGAAAAGCTCCAGTTCCAACTTCAACTTCAGTCCCACCTTCAACTTCAGTCCCACCTTCAACTTCAGTTCCATCTTCAACTTCAGCTCCAGCTCCACCTTCTCAACCGATACCGAAGGTGACAGTGCCTCCGTCATTATCGGTAATAGCCAAGCCTCCAGCGCCGAGTACAACCGTGACAGTTCCATCAGGTCAAGGTGTACAAGTTCCGAAGACGGTGCCAATTCCAAAGATAACGGGAGTTATGATGGGAAAAAAGTTCTAAGTGAACAGGAAAGAAAAGTTCTACGTGATATGCAAGAGATTCTTCAAGGAATCAAAGAAAAAAAGAAATAAAGGCAGAAAGAAGAGATTACAAATCTTCTTTCTGCATTGGATTTTTTCCTCCCCTGAAAAGCGAGTCAGAATGGATGATATCATCGATATTCCTCTCGAAAAAAGACAGGAGTTAAAGGTAAAGGAATTCTCCTGTCCGTGTAAGAAACCGACTTTCAATGTTAAGATTGTCAAATGTCCCCGCTGTCGAAAAGGAAAGAAGTGCCCCAAACGAAACAAGAAAAAGGTTATCATTATTCGAAACTGCTGTCCGATCCCCGAGTGTCCTCCTTTTTCGTCCTGTTCTGTCTCTTCTCCGAATACCGGGTTTTCCATCTTACCAATAATGGAGGGAGAAATACTCCTCTAGTTTCTATCAGGAAATCTTTTAACAGCTGAAACTCTTCAATCAAGAGTTTTCTGGAGATGTCAAATATCTTTTCGGCTCATTTAAAGAAATTTTTTTTAATATATTTTTTTGTTTAATGAGGAAAGATGGAATCGTCAGAACTTGACGTCCAACATCAAATCATTAGTTTTCTTAATACTTTACTAAATTATCCCAACACCTCTCTTATCGTATATGATATTCTTTCCGCACGAGGTTTTGATCTTGTTACAGCACCATCACTGAACGCTATTATTCAGAACTGTGTTCCAAAAGAAGAACTGAGGACTGATCTCCAAGACTATCTTCTGACCGGTCTTGAGCAATTTAAGCGTCAGTATTTTCTAAATCATCATACCAGTCCTTCGATTGATCTTCTCAAAGAAAATCTTTTCACACTCTTGGAGAAGTGGAAACAAGGAATCACGACAATCGATCCTGTCACTCTACCCTTAGATTCCATTGTTCCGTTAAGTGATCTTAATCTGTCTTTTCTCGGAAAAACCAAGTCAAACAAGGAACAAGGAATTTTTCAGTTTATTTCTCTGTGTCGAGAAGTAAAGACCATCACCAGTTCTGTTGATATGTACAATATGTACCGTCGATGGTGTATTTCAAACGGATATGGTTACTACTCGGCTCCCACTTTGACCAAGTATCTGCGAGCATCAGATAAACGTCATCTCGAGTCTGTGTCGGAAAAGGGACGCTCACAAGGCTGGTATCTAATTCTACCCTCCTTCTAGACTCATCTTTCTTCTTCTCTTACCATACAAACAAGAAAAGAAGAAGAAAGAAATCGTTCCAATTAGATCGTCGGAATAAATGGAAGTCCAGCTCCCGTTGCCATAATTTCCCAGGTGGCATCGTGATATTCTAAGATCTCACGTGTTTTAACAATCTTAAAATCAGAGATCGAACAGGGCCACCCTCGAGCTTGAAGATGTTTAAACAACCGATATTGTGTGTTAAGATTCGACTTCCGATGTTTCGGTATCGTCTCATAAATCTTTTGTGTACGATCATAATCATCCATAATAATTTCCTCCAAATGAGAAACGTCCGGAAGAACCCACCCCCAATATAAGTGACAAATTAAATTCACATCCTCATAATAAACAGCATTCCCTGTCTCATAAAGAGCTCGGTAAATCATCTCTCGTGTCGTCGCCCCTCGCGTCTTTCCATCGGAATTCAAAGGCATCTTCCTAACTTCCTCGGAAACTGGTAAACCAAAGGAGGCAAAGTACTTATCAAGAACATCCTTAAGATTGTCGGGAAGACGATTCTGCTGTTTTCCTTGGTAACGAAGAAGAGCCTTGTAAAAGTTATCTCGATCGTCATAGCCATTTCGAGTCCCACTTTGAGTTTTACCCATTTCTCCGAAAACTGGACTTCGTAACAAGTTACACCTTTCCACTCCACATCGAGGACATGATAAAATTCCAACATCCTCATTTATCATCATGTCAGAATAAGGCAATCCACACCCTCGACATGAATCATTCGCAGGAATGTCTCGAATAACATCGATTTGAATGTACAATCGTGCAATCTCCAAATATCTCGAAATAACATTGTGTCTCAAACGTGACTCCTCTGTCTCAACCTCTGTGCCCTTCTTCTTATTCGAAAAGGAAACAACTTTGGGAAGTGTCCCAAGTTCTCGATAAATCTCAATGAGATCCGCAACAGACTCCTCATACTCTTTAATATCTTGTCGTGTTGTCAGTCGTGTTATTTGCTCATTTAATTTCTCGATCTTCGCAAGAACGTTTTTCCGATCAATGACAGTTAGTGGCACTTTAAGTTTCTCCTGTTCAGTTAAAAGTTCTTGTGTTAAATGTTCAATCCGGCTCTTCCTTTGAAACTCAAACCTCTTTAATATGAGCTGATGAACTTCAAGAATATTAAAGTCATCCGTATAATGAGCCTCAATCCTTGAAGGCAAATTCTCCGTTTCAAGAGCATACGATGAACATCCAAACTCATCCAAAGATGGTAAATCCATCTCAAGGGGATCCTCAAATTGACATCTCGAAAGAGACCTCTCCCCCTTTAATTCCTTTTCCTTCCCATTTGTTTTCGGTCGTCTTGATGGAAAAACCCAGCAATTGGAAACTTTCTTTTCCCGTTCACTTGATGATCTCTCCCATTGACTCTCATCTCCTTTTTCGAATGTTGAACAATCCCTCGTTGTCGATTGACTTTGAAGAGACTGGGTGACATCATCGGTGGGACCCTTCGATGAAGATACATCTGAAGAGAGTCCCGAATGATCTTCCAAAGATGACTGTTTACTCGGAATATCTTTGTCCGTGGAAGTGGGAGACGTTCCCCATGACACATGAATAATCGGTTGCATAATTAATATTTTAAATACATACAGAACTTCTTTAGATAACTCTTCTCTCTCTTTCGTTTCTTTCTTCTTTATGTTAGAAGGAGAAAAAGAAACTTCTTAAATGTTGAAGGACGTTAAAGAAACGGAAGAGAGACAGTCCGGAAGATCTCTATAATAAACATACAGAGCAAAGACAAGCAACGTTAAAGACATCGTCGAAAGAATCGACTTCACATGACGTGGGAGTGAAATCCACTTTGGACTCACCCAAAAATCGAGAAGAGAGAGCAAAGCCAAGACAATCGCAATCAGAAGAATTCTGACAAGAAGTCGCGAGGAAACATGTCTCTTCTGAGAAACACCCGTTAACAGCGGCAAGACAATAAGTAAACCAATCGAAAGATAGTTGGAAGATAAAACATTCTCCTCCACCTCCACAGTTAGATTTCTCACAAAATAAAAACTCAATCCAAAGACAAAAAGAGGAATACTCAAAATCAGATAACCCCAAAAATCCGTAAAACTCAGCTTAAATAATACAAGAAGACCGATCCAAAAAAGCGCCCCGATAAGATACACAATCTGAATAACAAGAGTCTTCTTTCGTCCATACCGCTTATATCTTTGAATTTGACATTCAAGCTTTGTCGTATTCGGACATTTCTTCTTCCAAGGATTAATCATCCTTTCTTTCTCCCATTTATTAAATGTTACAAAATTTTCTCGAATAGCTCGGAAAGTTATATATCAATGTCTTCCTCACTGATATATAACATGTTACAAGTTATGAATCCGTGCAATATGTTTATAAATATTATTTATCGTCACCTCTGACAGTGAAACAATCTTGGCATATTCCTTTCGATTTATCTGAATTCCGTGAATGATCAGATAATATTGCAGTATTCCAGCCGCCACCTTTTGTGGAAACTTTTCATTCAGTTCCGGTTCCTTTTTCAGAATTCCCTCCGCAAATCTCAATATGTCTTCCGTCATCTCACTATTCAGTTGAAGACTCTCACAGTATTGAGGAATAAAATCTAACGGTGTCACAAAAACATTTGGAAGTCGGTAACCTGTCTGTGCCTCCGAAAACATTGAAAGTGCCTTCGTCATCTCACTCAGTTTAATCCCAACCATACTTGCAATCTTCTTCGGATCCTGTGGCTGACCCATCTCGTTAAATGCATTATACAAACAAAAGAAAACCATCTGTTTACGCTTATTTCCCCTCTTCGTATGAGAATTTAACTGAGTGTATATCCTCTCCGCTCTTGTTTTAACCTCCTCCGGTACGGGAATATCCTCCAAGTCTTTTGCAATCGACCTCTCCGGAGACTTCAGTGTTGATGCCAATGTCACCGTCTCAACATCGGAAGAAAAAAGTTTCAAATAAGTCATTCCACACTGACTACACGTCCCCTCCGGAGTAATATACTCATGAAGACACTCCTCACTCCTCATCGTTTGAAATTTTCTTTGCCAAAGACGAAATCTCAACACGAAAACGATCAAATTCATTTCCCCGTCCCGTCGTCCCTTGATATGTTCTTCTTTGTTCTCCTTTCCCTCCGATTCTCTTATTCTTATCTTTTCCTTCGTCGGAAGAACACGATTGACGTCCAAACTTTTATACTTTTTCTCCAGTATCGAAAGCCGACGAGATTTCAGATTAACATAAGAGAATGTTAATCTGAAGTGATAACTCTTTCGGAAAAGGTTGAGAGAGTTCCTTTGGCAAGGAAGAGACTCTTTTTCTCTTTTTTGACTCGTAATTTCATCCGCTTCTTTTAAATCACTAAACTTATGGCCCTGAGAGTTAAACGGACAGATATAAACGATGCCCAGGCCTACTTTATTCGCTCTCATCTTTATTTCCAACCGAAACAGTCATTTCTATCAGAACGTTATGGTCAACAAGCGAAGAATCCAGTCTTATTCTATTTAGTTCGAGACGGAGATGTATTTCTTCCCTTAACATTTGGACGTGCTTTTACTCAAACATTTTCAAATCGAGACTATCCTCCAACTTCGTTTGACTTTACAGGCGAGCTCTTCTCTCATCAAGTTCCTGTCGCCGAGGAAGCTCTTTCTCAACTTCTCTCAAGGGGCACCACAACAATCGGCCTCTATCCTGGTTTTGGAAAGACGGTGATTGGAGCCTATCTTTCCAGTCACTTGAAATTGAAAGTCGCCGTCCTCTATCATCGAGAATTTCTCGGACCTCAATGGGAGACGACTTTTAAACAATTTACAAATGCAACAACTTGGATCGTCCCAACAGGTTTTTCCGGAACTCCTCCAGATGTTGATGTTGTCCTCTGTATGGATACACGTTATTCCTCTCTTTCTGAAGAGTATCGTCTTCATATTGGATGTCTCATTATTGATGAAGCTCACGCCTTTTGTACACCCTCGCGTGTCGAGTGTCTCCTCTCCTGGGAACCGAGATATGCGATTGCAGAGACGGCCACTTTAATTCGAGATGATGAGATGCATCGTATGATCTATGCCATCTGTGGAACTCACGGAATTTTTAAGACTCTGACGAAATCCTTCCAAGTTCTTCATCTTGAAACGGGCCTTATCCCCGAAACCAAACAAAATATTCGAGGAGGTTTGGATTGGTCCTCTCTCACAAGATGGTTCTCCACCTGTGAGGATCGAAACAAAATGATTCTTTCTCTCGTTAAAAATAATCCAAGTCATAAGATTCTCATCTTAACCCTCGAGTTGAAACATGTCTCACTTCTTCATGAACTCCTTCAACAAGAAAACGAATCCGTTGACTATTTCGCCGGTTCTCGGAAGACCTATTCAGACTCCCGAGTTCTTATTGGAACAATTTCCAAGATTGGAACAGGGTTTGATGAAAAGACTTCCTGTCCCAACTTTAATGGAAAACGTATTGACATGCTCATTCTCTGTTCCAGTGTCAAAAAGGCATCTCTTCTTGAACAGTCGGTTGGCCGTGTTTTCCGTGCGGACATGCCTATCATTATTGACCTTGTCGATAGTCATGACGTCTTGAAACGTCACTGGTATGAACGTAAAAAGTGGTATCAAAGTCGAAATGGTATCATCTCTCATATTAAAATGGTCCCAACCTCGAATGATGGAATATCAACTTCAACCGAAGACTCGATTCGGAATAAAAATCTTCTCTTTCTTTCCAATAAGATTCGTTCCTTGAAAGTTAAGTCCTAATTCAATCTCTCTTTCCTGGTTAAAGGTCTGGAAGATACTGTGTAGAAAACTTAATCGCAACCCATTGAATATGATTGGGATAAACAAATCCGATAATTCCGTCAGACGGTCGGTTCTTCCATTTTGTCCAATTACTATCACAACAATTCATATGAATGTCATGAATTCCCTTTTCCTCTCCATCTTGATATAAGTATCCATAAATAATAATCTTGGAACAGGACCGAGCAAGGGAAGAGAGTATTATATAAAGATCTTGTTCATGAACGGTCGAAAAGTCATCCTGACGTAATCCTAATTCTCTATAACTCAATGTGACGTTTTCTGTCACTCCCATTGGAAGATCTTCAGTCGTCTTCTGATCAAAGATAACATATGACACATCAGATCCATCTCGCGAGTGTATATTTACAGCCGCAGTATATCTCTCCTCGAGAACTTGAATATCAAGAAGAAGATGATCACTCTGACTATGTTCTAAACGTTGATCAAGATAGGTGCCCACAAGACGAACAAACCGATCTTCCTTCGACGAAGAAGAAGAAGATTCTCGATATCTTTTCCGCGAAAAGTGTGGAGATAACATTTTATCTGAAATTCCGGTTCAAGTTTCGAACAAAAGGTGTCTCTTTTCTTTCAGATCGAAAAAGTTTTAACGAGAAACACCTTTTTCGATCTGAAAGAAAACTAACTTGAAAGAACATCAAGAACCCGCTGAATCCGTGGACTTAACGGCTGATTCTCATCATCTTCATTCTCATATGACTCCGAATTTCCTCTTAAACTCTCTTGGTTCTTTCCAAGAAGAACATCTATCTCTTTTCCTGATATCTTATCAAGAAACTCTTTTGCTGCTGTGTAGCCAATCGTAATCATTTGACTCTTCAGTTTCAGATCAACCGTGAGACCGGTCGTGTCAAAGGTCGGACTTATCAGTTCAAGATGTTTACATCGGGGAGACGAACTCCGAATAATCCTCTCACGAATCTGTGTCATTGAGGAGTCAATGATCTTATACAGATAGAGGGCCAAGTGTGAATCCACAGGAACATGATGAGCCGGATTCGATGAGGTGATGTACATTCCCAAAATATCCCTCTTTCCATCATCATAGACGTCAATGGGATAGGGATTGGCAAAGGCCCCGTCAATATAAACACATCCCCGATATTTTAGTTTATAAAAAAGAAGAGGAATATTCATGGATAGAAGAACAGCATCAACACATGACATCTGAGGATAGGTCTTTCGAGAGATATATTCAGCTTTATCTTGATCAAGATTCATCGTCACACACATAAATTCAAGACCCGTGGCATCATATAACTCTTGAAGAGACAGAATTTTCCCAAACTTATCCTCAATTCGAGCAATGAGCTTTTCTTTAATTGAACGATTCGAGATGAGACCCGTGTTCTCCTTAATCTCCGTTAGATTAATGCAGGAAATATCCTGAAACAAACTCGTATCAACTGCTTCCGATATAATCTCCGTAACAGTATATCCTGCTACAAGAAGAAGTGAAATAATCGCTCCCACCGATACTCCAACAAATGTCTTAATACGCTCAAGATATCCCTCCGATTCCAAAATAAGTAAAGCTCCAAGAAATAGAAATCCTTTAATACCACCAGGACCTAACACAAGAATTTCGGGATTCCAATCTTCCATTTTGATTTAAATTTTTCGGAACTTTTAAATAAACTTTTTCTACTCTCGAGTTATTTCTTTGAAGATCTGATTAATCTGGTTGATAAGTTTCTCCGTTCTTTCATCATACGTGACACCATATCTTACTTTCTTCACCAGAATAAATCCCAATGTACTCGCCATCTCTTGTGTTAATTTCAACTGTGAGAGAGGTCTCTTTTTCAGATTATCTAACAATAGCTGTGTGTACTTATTTCGAAGAGAAAATGTCTCTCTATCTTCATCCGGTTGTAAACTTCGCTCGGATTCCATCTTCTCTTTAAAAAAGATAACGAATTCCATATCGACATATTTTTTCGTTTCCTCTTTTCTCTCTGAATACCATCTTCGTCGAAATCTTTTGGCTTTAAGAGAAAATCCTGAAGGAGAAGAGAAAGTTTCTGTCAAAAAGATTTAATTTCTTCTTCTTAAAAAATTAAATCGTCACCGAAAATGGAGAGTCAGAGTCTCAAACGTCCCGAAATGATCATCTCTATCTCGACGGCGATTGGACTTATTGGATCATTTATCTATTTATATCGGCGTGAAAACTCTTTCCATGAGGAGCTCAACACAGTCAAAGATAATTTGGCGGTGACAATTAAAAATCTTCAAACTGTTCAAAGAGACACCCAGGTTCATAGTCAACATCTTGCTCATATCACTGCTATGACAAAACGTCTCAAAGACACTCTTGATAAACATATGGACGATGTCAGTGAACGTCTGGAGGAGTTCCGAGAAACTCTTGATGAACTCAAGTCAACTCAAGACGTTCTCATTTCGACTCTCCGAGAAAATGACATCGACGTCGATCTTTCAACCCCGTCTCGAAAGAAACCCCCTCCAAAGAAAAACCTGTCTCGTCGTCCGACTCGCCGCCAAAACAAGTCCCTGGGAGATGATGACATCCTTCCTCAGTCCAAAACAAAACCCAGTTCACGTTCCCAAAATTCGAATCTGATGTTAGAGGATGAAACCGGTGCTGATGACGTCTCAAAACATGTCACCTTTTCCGATGAAGTTGAAGAGGTCGAACTGGCTGAGGAAGATCTCGCCAATCAAGTCCAAGCCGTCCGAGAACAAAAGAAAAACCGCCGCTCCTAACTCGTTAACATCTTCCAGTTGTTATATTAAAATATAACAACTGACAACTTACTTCTACTTCTTTATCGGATAAAACAGTGATATAAAGTTCGTCTTCGCCCCAGGTTTATCAAGAAAAGGAAGTCCTGAAAGTAATATATATCTCTCCATTTGCCGATAGGCATATTCAACTTGATTAAATCGCATCCTATCTCGTTCCGGATGAATATAGTATCTCCGTTCAACCGTCTCCCGTTCCGGATGCAAAATTAAATCATCCTCAGCCCCGCTATTAATTTCACTGGGATTGTCTGTCTCCATTCCGACTTTTTCGTCTTCCAGTCAACACCAAGTCCAATTCAAATTTCCCAATCTACACAAAATGACACCGACTGGATGGCAGTGTCTGAAAATACACCCACTCACAAAATTCAGAATAACCTGTCGCTTGCCCTTTAAACTGGGACAGATCAACACTTCGTTGTAAAATCAAATACAGATTCCAAAGATGAGATCCATAGTGACGTTTCCACTTGAGATAGTCAAGCTTCCGATACTTTTTCCGAATCTGCGCGAGCTGAATAAATATCTTCCTCTCACGGTCACCCATGAAACATCTTTTTCTCTTCTGAAGAGAAAAAGATGTTAACAAGGTCAATTTCCCAAAATTAGGTGAGCTTCACAACACCCGGCAGCTTGGGTGAGGCTGACTTGGGTACTGCCGCCGAAACCGACTTGGGCACTCCAGGAGCCGACGCAAGAAAATCATTGAGATTACTCGTACTCGCTGCAAGATTATGCATAACTCCAGTCCCTGGATCACTCAGTCCGGATGACATCGGAGGTATCAACGGTACCAATGCCTGCGTCTTGAAAAGATCCTTCCTCATATTTGAAAGTCGAACAATTTGCTCCGACAGTGCATTCTGAGCTTGAGGATTGTTCATCTTATAATTGTTAATAGTCTCGATCTGTCTCGTCACGGTGTTCTTTGCCGCTACCCATGTCACGACGGCTGATGTAATCTTTAGTTGAAGAGATGCCCTTCCACCTCCAACATAAATCTTCTCAACGTGAACAAGAGGAATAAACTTTATCTCAACTCCCTTCAGAAGATTCCAGTCAATCGGATTCGCCTCAAGATCGGTGAACAGAGTCTTCTCCTCAGACACACCAAATCCCCTCTTAAACAGTTTGAGATAAATAAAGGGACTCCTCCCCTCAATCAGCTCTCCCGTCGTCTGATCTCGAGGATACCTTATCGGATTCGTAAAAACCGACCCAGGTTGCTGAGGATTAAACTCATACATCTTCAGTGGCGCCTTATAATGTGCAATAATATGTGAACAGGTGTGATGAAGCTCCTTGAGTAACTGAATCAAACTCGCTATCTCCGGATTCTGATTCGTATTCAACATACACTTAATCGCATAAGACACCCTCGTTCTCCCATCTTTTCCAGACTGTTCTTGCATCTCAAGAATTCCTCCATAGCTTGTCACTTCCGGCCACTCAATAAATAGATCAGATATATGTGGATTCTCCTCTGTTCCATAATTATATTGAATCGGAATCTCAAAATAAACCTGATTCGGATTGGGTTGATTGGGTATCGTTTTGGTTTGCGGTGTCATACCCTTCACCTTTTGGTAATCAAATGCAGTATATGATACATAGGCAGTGTCAGTCATTGTCTTGTTTGGAAATGAAAGTTGGTTTGTTGATAATTGTGTTTGATTTCTTTCCTGATAATTCATTATTATTCAATCAATTATCCAACATCCAACTTTTTTTTCTTCTCTCTCTCGACATCCGTCGTCTTGTCGAACGTCTCCCCAAAAATGATTTCCAGAATTTCTTTTCAAGGAGCTCTTAAAAAGAATCCATGTTACGTCTTGTCTCTTTTTCTCTTCTTCCTCGACTTCTTCCCCTCGCCTTTTGGACGTCTTTACTTTATATTGGCCCTGTCACAGTTATTAATTTCCTCGGCTTGACTCCACTTCTTGTCACAGGCGCCGTTATCCATCTCCTTTCCTAAGTTATCTCTTGTTATATGTTACTTCTTTCTAACATATAACATTATATCTTGGAAGAACCCATCTTGTCATATATTAATCTTTGAGCAGTCTGAAGTAAGGAAAACTTGGTCGGACTTAGAAGATGAAAGGCCTCCTCTTCTGACACCCACCGCCGATCTCCAATCTCTCCCGGCAGATTAAGATCAGAAATGGGAGGCGGCTCAATCTCCTTCTCAAAAACGTAAATCCAACACCGAGTCTCATATATTCTTCCATTAGAAGCCCGAAATGATTCCACCAACGGTTGAGGTGACACTAGATGAACTCCCTTCTTCCAGAGATTCGACTTTCCCGATTCTCTCGACGAATACTCAATTGAGATACCCGTCTCCTCTTGAAACTCTCGCAATGCACACTTGTAAGGTGTCTCATATGGTGAAAACATTCGCCCTTTCGGAAAGAGCCATCCCGTTGTCGGTTTCCCCGAAATCTCTCTCAAATATCGAGAAATAAGAGGTTGAGCCTCATTAAATCTCTCCCAGGCGTACTGACAGTCTTTCTCTGAAGTCCCAATTGTCGAAATAAAGCGATCCCGAAAATACGCCTCATTCCCAATCGACTTCTCATCCCGACTCAACTCATCTCTCGACTTCCCATTCAACAGTCGCGGAATTTCACAGTTTCGGTACGAACCTCTCATCATGAAAATCTCCTCCGGTGAATGTCGCCGATTCACCAGTAACCAGCGCCGTGTTGAGGAACAGTAAGCAATAATACCATATGATATCAACGGTCGATCACAAAAGGGACTACTTATAATAAGTCGATTCGGAAGGTCAATGTACCTTTTTGCCGAAAACACTTTCTCTTTTATCTCATTAATCTTCCTCTCCTCCAATTTCGATACTTGTTCGGACGGAATTAATGCCTCTTCTCCAATATCATCAACCATTGTACAATTCCCGGACAATGTATCTTTTTTAAATCTCTTAATTTCTTAAAAAAGAGATGGAAGATGAAGAAGCATTCAAAAAGAAACATTCAAAAAGAAACCAAAATAACTAATAAAGATAACAACACATGGACTCGCAGACCTTCGATACCGAGATGAAGGCTTTCTTCGATCTTATGAAAGAGATTCTCCTCGAAAAAGAACGCACCCGTCTGAAGATCCCCGGATCTTCACCCAATCCATTCCTTGAATGTCTTAACAATTATATCAAAGTCTATCACCTCTCTGAACCCGATGATCACAAGGAATACTTCCTATCCCTCTTTAAGAAGTATCGCATCCCCATTCTCAAAGGTTATAAAAATGACACCTGGCTCCGTGACAGCAATGTTATCATCCAGTTCGGAGAAGACACTGCCGCCGGAAAAAACCTTAAGAAAGTCCGTATCCACCTCTCCTCCATCTATAACTCTGCCTGTCAACTCTCTCATGACGCCGAACAACGTCTTGCCGGTTACACAGAAAGTGCTCGTCCTGACTGTCCTGAACTTGAGTATCCTTCTTCCTTCTTACTTCATCTCTACCGCATTCTCCGCGAATGTGTTGATACTCCCTCGGATAAACAAAAGCTCGACTTAATCGTTAAAGAAATTGAAAATGACCTCTCTCTTGAATCAGATAGCCCTCCATCCTCTTCCGAACAAAACCCCATCGGTGGTATCTTCAAAGTCGTCGGAAATCTTCTCTCAAGTGTCGGACTCAAAACCGATGATAGTAACATCCCCAGTGAAACAGAACTCACCAATGCTTTTAAAGGCCTCTTCCAGAAATTTACTCAAGACCAACGAATCCAAAATGTCATCGGTAACACCCTCAAAGAACTTAAATCCTGTAATAATATCAATGAAGCCACCAAAAAGTTAGCCTCCTTATTCGGAGACCAACAACTCATGGAAGCCGTCACTGAAACTATTTCCGGTACCGCCCAAAGTGCCATTTCTGACTCCGAACCCTCTCCCAATCAAACTACACATTCTTTGCCACCAGCCGAAAACCATTCATAGAAGTTCCCCTTCCTCCAACTTGATCTCGATTGCCTGAAAAATACGAAACTCCCATCGTTGAATCCGTATTAATATGCTGAACCGGTCCCCATGATGTCCCCGTACTTTGAGACGCTTTGTAAACATCCTCACCACATGACCCTTTACATACCAAAAATTCAGGAGAAGAGTACATCGCATATGCTGTATCCCAATCTAGAATTGGCTTTCCAAGACGTGAGTTAACCGCATTATGAAAGATCCACGTCCACTTGAACAGTCCAATATCCTGTCCAGCCATATTTTTCAGATTCAGATACGGCTCCATCGGATGCTCCTCAAGATATCTCTTGGCATGCATCCGACACTTCTCGCATTTCAAATTGTCAACCACCATTCTCATATACTCCATAAATTGTTGCTTCTTCAGAGGATCCGTCGCATGATAGGCCATTAGATGAATCGTAAACCAAATCCCAGGCCCAACTATCTCCGGATTCGTAATCTTCTCCATGATTGATCCACTCTCTTTACCTATCGTCTTCTCTTCCTCTTTCGGGTTGACTTCTGAGTTTCCTTTCGTCGTTAGTTTGCGAATTCGTCTTGACATCTTTTCTATATTCCATTTTTTTTTCATTCTTCGAGTTTCTCTCCTGACAGATTTTTAAACTCTCTTCTTCGAACGAATTATTTAAAAATCTTTAAATAATTCGCTTAATTCCCCTCCTTTTCAGTCTCTCCGAACACGATTTTCAGTCGTGGACCAAGTCTTCTCTCTTGAGTCTGTGGTAGACCCATCAGTATACACCACGCCTCTATCTGATCCACTGTATCCGCCAGATCGTCCGGTATTCGTTTTCTCTTGTTCTTCTCCTCCTCCTCCATTATCGACAAACTATACTCATCACCTCTTTTTTGAAGAAGCTCCTTCGCCTTGACAACAAGCCACTCCTTCTTCTTCCCCTCACTCAGTCCCGATGGACACTTCAACTGTCTCTTCGTCAATTTCGAGTCAATTTCAATAATCATCGGAAGACGTGGCGCATCTTTCATCCGAAAATTTAAATAGGTAATCACATGTTGTGACAGTCTCACCGCCTGATAATTCTGTGGAAGTTGACGCTCAATCAGAAAAATATGTGTCTCCAAAAAATCATTATAGTACTGGTCCAGAAACCTCGTCACCGACTCATACAGATCCGAATAGTACTCCCCTTTTTCAACTCTCTCCGCCGCTGGAAGAAAGTTCGTCCGAGAAAACGCCTTCGCTACAATAATTCCATTCTTATATCTCTGCTCAATCCGAAACCCAAAATTCTTTACTGACGGATCAATCGACACAAACTGATAGTACGGCTCCTTCCACACTCGCTCCGATAGAACCCGCGTGTGAGGATTATATATCGTATACGGATTCTTCGTCGGAAGTTCAGACTTTGGCGGTCGATTCCGATAACTCTGCATCAATCAAGTCCTTTGCCTGTCTGACACCTCCCAGGAAAGCTTTTTTCAATTTATCTCCTTTTCATGATCGCCGATGTTCAAGATTTATACAAGGATAATCACTTGATACGTCTTGATTCCTCTGCAACAGTTTTAACTGAACCGCTGCCTTCCTCAAACGCTTCTCAATCTCCTGAAAAAGAGGCGGATGTTCATCACTCCCCGATGGACAAATAATGTGACTTATCTCATGAATTAACACTCTCAACAGTGTCTCATTCGAATAAAAACTCCCATCTTCTCTTGACATCACAAGATGAATATGATACTTATCCTCTGTATATGTTGTCGTCTCCGATGGAACAATCTTATATCGAATGTCAATCTTCTCATGTTCAAGAAGATAATCAATCGCCTCTTTCAGTTCGTTAAGTTTCTCTCTCTCCTTCTCTCTTATCATATCCGTGAAAACCGACCTCCACCCCAACCATCCAATCAACATTATTAAAAATAAAACCAGTAAAATCCCCATCTTTCCCTTGACATCAAAAGCCACTTTCATTCTCTTTATTACGTATTACGTACAAGTTAGTCAACTCCTTTTCTATTTGTATATATTGTCATAAACCCCCTCTCATAGAAAACTTCATATCCCACCAATTCTTCACCCACCTTCACTCTTGAAACACTTAATTGTCAGAATATCATCTCGAACATTCAAGAATTCGATATGAAATCCAAACACCGTAATATTCAAGATGAATTCCAGACACTCGAATATTCACAAGAATATCCAAATACTTGAATATTCGAGATGAATTCCAGACATTCGAATGTCAGAGACTAAATCTAGATACTTCGGTATCAGGAATAAATTCCAGATACTTGAATGTTCGAGATTAATTCCAGACACTCGTATGTCAGAGACTAAATCTAGATACTTGAATATTCGAGATGAATTCCAGACACTCGTATGTCAGAGACTAAATCTAGATACTTGAATATTCGAGATGAATTCCAGACA